GCTTGAACCGAAATAGTCAGACCACGATCATCAGTGAAAGTGCTAATGTCGATCAGCGCGTCCTCCAATGAAGTTTCGTTAAGGTCTGCCATAGTGGTCGCGCGGTTTGCCAGCGTGCCACCACCCGCAAGCGGGTGTGCAGTCGCAATCAACGGTTGCCCGTCTCCACCAGCAAAGTTGGTATTGAAGGCGTTGTTCAGCACATCAGCACCCTTAACTTCTTTGGTGTTTGCCATGGATCGCGCAAGCGCTTTCACATATCGCCGACCAAGAGAGTCATAGAGATTGTCCTCTACAGCTTCAGCCGTGAGCGAAAATGCTAAACTTATCGTATCCATAACATACCGGGCTGTAAAACCTTCAGATGCAGTGTCAAAAGAAACGCCAGCGCCCTCAGTCTTCGTCGGCGCGGTGCCGAAACCCGTAATCAAAACCTCTTCCTCGAAGGCGCGCTCAGAGTCTTCAATAGCGAAGATCTCCTCGTACTCCTTGTCGTAAGAGTCATAGCTCATGCCAAACAGTGCATTGAGGCCGGGCTCAAGTTCTTTGGCGAGTTGTGCGCGTGAAATAGCCATCCGTCAGCCTCCTTATGCTAAGCCAGCGCCTTTAACACCCGCGATATGGTTTTGAATTACAACCATCACGTTGGTGTTAGCGCTCGCTACGTCGTCGTTGTCGGGATCCTGACTGATGTCAATGGCCTTGAGTGGTAAGGTCGTGGTGGTAGCACCAGTCGTCACATCAAGTTCCATGTTTGAACGGCCAGATGAAGTATCACCCGTGGTGGATTGGTCAACGATATCAAAGTTGCCGAAAAGATCGGCCACAGGGAAGGCATCGTCTGCCTGCACCTCGAAAACAACATTTGGATCATCAACGATGAAAGCAATGATGTCATCAGCGGCTACACCGCCGGGGTAATGATTTGCGAAAATTTGCTCTTTAGAGGTTGGGTCCGTGTACTGAACGCCGTTGAAAACACCAACGACAGGAACAGTAGAGGAGGCGGCCGCGCGAGATACAGTGCCGCCAGTCAATTGCTTTACCAAGTCACCTTGGAAAATTGCGCCTGACTGGTTGTTGGCGATTCTATAACGCGATTGGCCCCCACTAAACGGAGCGCCACCCATCATTCGAGCAGGTTTTAGTCCAAAAGCGGCATCTTTATTTGCCATGCTTTAGCTCTCCTATTGCTTGCCAAAAGTTACACGGCTTGAGCGGCTAGGTTCATACCTCACATAACGGGAGTCAGCGGCGGCTTCATTGAATACGGTGTTATCCAATGCGTCCTTCGCTGTTTCTGTTTTTTGATTGTAATATTCATTACGCTCTTGAACAGTCTCCTCTGGAATCTTTGCCAACAAAAGCCCTTCGTTATACACGACTCCATTATGCCTTCCGTTATCCATGGTGGGCAACTGCCACTCAGGAGGGAGGTCAGTGCCGCGCACTAATTCCCATCCTTCGCGAATCCGACGCGAGACATTAGCTCGGTCTTCGTTTCCCATCATGCTCTCTCTAATCCACCTATAAATGTAGCCGGGTGGTGCAGGGGGAGTTTCTAACTTCCGCACTGGACGCCATGGTTGTCGCCGAGCTTTATTAACGTGCGCTCCGCTTTCACGACTTTTGCGGTTTTTTTCCTCTGTCATTACCTAGCTCCTCTCTGCTGGATTTTTTGCTTTTCACGAGCCACAGTCTTCAACCATTGGTCTTCAGACATATTATGCGGCTTGAGTCCGCGAATCCTTTCGAGTTCGCTATTAGAGAAACGAACACCGCTTTGCTTTCCTCGTGATTGTTGCCGACCACTTGGCGTGGCTGAAGCGACTCTTTGCACGGCGGGTCGCGATTCACTTCCTGCGGCGACAGGTGCCTCTTGGCCTCTGTCTATATCAGGATACGCTTTTCCGATTCGGGAATCTAGTGCCTGATAATAGTCTTCGCTGTCGGGCTCATAGCCCTCGTTGATTAAGTTAAAGTGCGTAAAATATGCAAACTGAGTGGCCTGCATATTTTCTTCATTCTCAGCGTCGCCATACCACTTATTTTTTTCATGCCAGCCCAGAGCTTGCTCGGTGGGCTTGATTTCTTGCTGTGGTCCTGCCTGCGGCTGTGCTTGCTGTTGGGCCTGTTGATACTGCTGATACTGCTGATACTGTTGAGATTGCTGAGCGTGTTGCTCTTGCCTTGATTTTGCCGTTTTAATTTTTTCTTTCTTAATTGCTATTTCATTTTTTAAGGTCGTAGCCTGCGACATTAAATCAGCATCGCCGCTGTTTACGGCTTGACGATACAAATCATCGACTTGCGACTCTTGGGCTTTAACCTTGTCCTCTTCGGCCTGCAAGGTTGTAGTATGCTGTTGAGTCGATAGCTGTCGATAATGCTGAAGCTCTTGTTCTCGTTGCTGAGCAATGTTTATTGCGGCTTCGGCACGCTGTTCTGCGTCCCTTGCCTTTTGATTCAGCTTGTTGACTCTGCGAGAAACCCTCTTTGAGTATTCGGTTAGCTCGTCTTCGGATTGACCTTCCTGCTCTGGCGCATCGGATATTTCAATCTGAAGCTCTTCTTCGGGTTGCTGTACTTCAGCTTTTTCAATCATAGGATGCTCACTATATCGTCAGGGTTAAAAATTGTGCCAATCACCTCATCATCGTTGATGATCCGCACCTCCGCGCCGTCGTCCAGTTTAAATCTGGCACCTGAGTAACGGCCGATTAAAATCCACTGTCTCTCTTTACACCACGGCGTGTCGCCATACTTATCCGTGTCGTTATAGCAAAGCGGCCCCATTTTGACCACATATGCGACCACAGTGGCAAGCGCCTCGCGATCCATGGTGGCTTTTGTCAGATGAATGCCGCCCTTGGATTTCGCGACTCCTGACCACGGCAAGACGAGCATTCTCCAGCCTGTTGGATCTGGCATTCGCTCGATAGCGCTTTTTTCTAAAAGACTAGGATCGAGTACAACCCGATCCGATTCGACGTAGGCTTCTTCTGCTCCCATTACTTCTCCCTAAAGTAGTCTGAGATTTGTTCTTCAATCAATGATAGCGCGGTTAATTCTCCTTGTACACTTTTGTAGTGTTCTATGGAATTAAGTCCACCGCCCATGAGCATATCTTGAATTAAGCCCTTGCGCTCTTCAATAGTCCGCTTAATTCGGTGGGCCAGATCAATGTCGTCCATTATTCAATCTCATAAAAGCCAAGGCCCTTTGTCGCCGCACCGCCGCCTTTAATTTTCTTCTTTACTCGCTTCACAAGGCCGCCTTGACCGTATTTTTTAGCATTTTGCATAGCAATAGCGACTGCTTGGTCCTGCGATTTCCCTGTTTTTTTCTCATTGCGAATATTTTCGCTTATAACTTTTTGGCTTTTTCCAGCTTTCAGAGGCATAACCAACTCCTATTGTAATGGGCCATATTTTGTGGCCAGTTCTGTCAATTTTAAATTAGCTTGTTGGGCCAATCTTTGAATTGCTAAATCCATTTTCTCAGAATTATTGCGCTCAGTCGCATCGATCCTCTGTTTTGCGATCTCAGCTTCGAGCAACTTTTCATTCGCTTTAGCCTCCTCGCGCACTTCAAATTGTTGTTGGTCTTGCTCCATTTCTGCTTGGCGCAAGGCCAGTTCTTGTTCTCTAATCGCAACTAGAGGATCGTCTGCGCTACCCTGCCCAATGCTAAGCAAAAGCTCTTGAGTTAATTGCGCCAAAATAGGTGAGGAGACCCGCTCTACAATGCCAGTCATCTCCTGTTGCATTGCCTGCACTTGATCTGGTGGAATTTGGCCTGTCGCCGCCGCCTGCTCTAACTGAGCCATTTGCTGTTGCAATTCTGGAGGAATTTGCTCGGAAGCCATGGCGCTTGCCATGAATTGCAAGTGTTGCATCATGTGAGCAATAATTCCGCCCTGCAAGGCGGGCGTCGTTTTGACGATTTCCGTAAGAAAAAGACTTCTGTGGGCGTCAATGTGCGCCTGATGATTCTGTTGCGGGAATGCCTGCGCGGGGTTACCCATCATAAAGCCACTATTTTCTAATCCCGCATCGACAGGCTGTGGAGTAGGGGGCGGTGCAGGCGGCTGTAACAGCCCCTCCACGTTATCAACACCCAAAGCCGCGTACATTCTTCTGTAGGCTTCATATACTCCTGTGGGACCGTGTACCTGCGGGTTTGACTGCACAAGCTGTAAAAGCTCTTGAGCTAAGGTAATCCGTTGGCTCTGGCTGAAAATATTGGGGTCGCTGACAGGAATAATGTCGACTCGACTGTCAAAGTCCTCAACCTTGACCTCTGACGGCCCAGAGCCAGTCATGTATGGATATGCAGGCGGCAAATATTCGGCAAATACTCGTGCTAAAAGTTGAAACTCAATTCGTTGGCTGTAATGTAGGCGTTTGTGTATCGCGGACATAACCTTGGTGCCGCGCTCTAGTAGGGCCACGGTGGTTCCCACTGGCATCGCTTGATTCATATCGCCGACATTCATGTCAGCAATCGACGCAAACCGCTTACCTGACTCCACCAGAAGGCCAAGCAAGCTCATCAGGACATTACTGGGCTCTTTTATAGGTAAGGGTATTAGGTTCTCGCGCAAACTGCCGCCAGTAGTGTCAATATCACGAAATTCGCCGGGCTGTAGAGGCTCGTCCTCGTCTCGAATACGCATCCCACGCGCTTTAAACCCAGCAGGCAGGTTGGCCAGTGTGCCCGCGTCAATAAGCTGTCTAAGAATAGATGTAGACGCTTTGGCAAGACCCCCAATCATGTGGCTGAGGCCCAGTCCGTAAAATCCAAGGCCGGGCAAAAACTTGTACTGCACAAAATAGTTGATTTTTGCCTTGAGTTCATCGGCTTCAAGGTAATTGCGCCTGATCGACAAAACCTTTTGACTGCGCTCGTCAATAGTGACGATGTAAGGCAATTTAAGCCCTGTGGGCTGTCCATCTGCGCCTAGATCCTCAAATCCGACGAGATCGAGCACCGTATGCACCTCATACACAACATGATCGCGCTCATTCATCCCGTTGGGTTCTAATCCTTCAATCGAATCAATTTGCTCCTCGATTTCATCGCGATTTGGGACGTAATTGCCGCTCTTAATTTCCACGTCCGCGTAAAACCCGTTTAGCTGTTGCTTGCGAATCTCATTGGGCGACATTCTAAGCACATGAGTTACCCGCTCTGCCGTTGTTAGGTCGGAAGACTCGTAGGGCACCACCAAATCCTGCGGCTCGATAAACTTTGACATGGCCCTATTCACCGCCGTGTCAAAGTAAACTTTTTTGAATGCAGTTCCCGCGAGGGGCAAGTAAAACAACATCATGTCTAGCTCTGGATCAAACTCTTGCATGACATTCAAAATGTAGAAGTTCATAAATCCTTCTACCCGAGATGCTTGAGCCTCTGTTTCGGGAGTGCGAGCGCCCATTATTTCAGTCTTAACGGGGCCCTTCGCAGGCAACATTTCTTTGTAAGCCTGCGCTTGAAACTGAGTGACAGCTTCGGCAAGAATCGGATGGATAACCCCAGACGAGCCTTGAAATGGCGAGCTTCGCATTTCATCAAACTTCATGCCCAAGTATTTCAGCCCGTCGACATAGGTTTTTTCCCAATCAGAGCGGCTTTCTTTGTCATTTTCGATGTTGGCAATCGTGTCTTTTGCCAAAAGCATCAAATCATTGTCTTCTACAAAGTCGACAAGATTTGCATCGAAAGGTATCGCGGGTGGCGCTTCTGGCGGGGCCTCGATTTCGTTATCAACAAGGATTTCGTCATCTGTCACCAAGACTTGTGCCGCTTCGCGTATTAAATCTTGGCGGCTAGGCTCTGGAATGACCTCCATTGCGCGGCCGAGGGGTATGACATCGGGGTTGGTATCTGTTCCTAGTTCTCTTTTTTCAATAGCCATCAGTAATAAGCCCTTCTATCCCGCCGCATCGGATGAATCTCCCTGTCATAGTCATCACCTAACGACAAAAAGCCGCCCTGCCGAAAACGCATAAGCGCCATTGTGGCCGAGTCACAAAAATCATCATGGTCGCCATAAGGAAAAGCGGCCATTTCTTCAATGACTTCCTCGGCAAAGCTTTCATCTGGTGCCCAAACCATGCCTGACTCGAAAATCGGGGCAACAGAGTTCATTCTGGCAATCTTATCCTGCCCCCGACTTGGTGTATAGGCAGTCACGGGAATACCGACTCGACGCAATTCTTGCGTTAATGGCGTACCGCTCGCTTTTGCCTCAATCAGCACGCAGTCTGGCTCCCAATATTTATATTCTTCCCAAGCCAATTTCTTCAGTTCTGGGAAATCTGCCCGTACACGCTTGGCATCCAGCAAAATGATCTGCTCGGGGTCGCCATCTTGAGGCTGAAACACGGCCCAAGTGGTAATAGCGGAGTAGTCAGCCGTTTCTTTCTTGGAAAATGCCGTGTCATAGCTCTGTATGACATAGCTATACTCTGGAACATAGCCCTCTTCCCACCTTCGCCACCAGTCTCGCTTTACAATCGAGCCTTCTTCGGCGGTGGGATCCTGCATCCACTGCGCGTTCCACTTTGACAGCGGCAACGACGCCTTAACGGAAAGCAGTTCTTCTTTTTTCCAATATTCTGGCCAAAGCGGAGCATCTGATTCGGGCATGATGGCGGGAAACTCCACTAATTCCCACTGATCCGCGTAGTCATCGCCTTGCTTCTTCAAAACTCGGCCCACGAGGTCTTTCGTGCTCCACCGAGTCATTACGATAACGATAATACCGCCCGGCTGAAGACGCTGACGAGGACCAGAGGTGTACCATTCATACACCGAATCCATGGCGGTTGGGCTCAAGGCATCCTGTTCCGACACCGGATCATCAATGATCAGCAAATCCGCACCGCGACCTGTGATCGCGCCGCCGACCCCCGCGTAAAAAGATTCCCCACCCTCATTTGTAGTCCATCTACCCGCAGATTTGTTGTCAGCTTGAAGTTTTAGATCGGGGAAAACCGTTTGATACTCGTCTGAATCAATGATATTTCGCACCCTACGGCCGAATCTTACTGCAAGCTCAGCGGTGTGAGTTGTCTGAATTATCTTGAGATTGCCTCTTAATCCCATCATCCAAGCAGGGAAAAATGTAGAAGCAAATTCTGACTTGGTGTGCCTTGGGGGCAGGCACACAATTAATCTTTTGAGCTTGCCCTGCGCGATTCGATTGAATTTTTCCCCAATTATTCTGTGGTGACGGCCCTCAACAAAATCGGGCCACTGGCTTTTGATAAATTTAATAAAGTCTTTTTGGCAAACCTCTTGTTTTTCTATTCTCTTGTATCTATCGAGAAGCGCAAGAGCCTCTTGTTGCTCTTGCTCGGATAGTATTTCAAAATCTTTCAGCGCTAAGCTAGACATCTCGCCACTCTAAGCCTTTCCAAAGCGCGCCCTCGGCCTTGCGGCGGCGTTTTAGCCCCTCAAGAACTTCTCCACCAGCGCGATTCCAGCGCGCCATTTCTGCGGGCACATCATCATAATGGCCTTCATTGAGCTTGCGGAGGAGGGTGCTTTCCTTGAGATTGGTGGGACCGAGATTAAACGTCCAAGACACCAAGGCATCAAATTGATCTTGGTTTAAACTGACCGTGACAAGCCGGTCAACGTGCTCTTCGAATTCGCAAAGATCCTCTTTCAAAAGGGCCTCGGCCTCTTCTTCGGTGATTTTGTCGCCTTCTTTGACGCAGAAAGTATGGCCATAGCCAATAGTCCATACGTCAGCACTACATTGATAGGCTTTTGTCTCACAGCCCTCAAAATGCTTGATGAGATCAATACCTTCCTGTGAGGTGTGCATTATTCTTTCTTGCCAGACCCCAGAAAAAGCCCGAAAGCGCCGGTAAGGGCCCCCGTCATTACGCTGACCAAGGCCGCTTGTTCTGGATTGGGGTCAGGCAAATCCATGAACCATTCGACCACTCGATAAGTCATCACGATCATTACGAACATGACAAACCGAGGCAACACTCTCCACCGATCAAGAACTTCTGGCGTGATCATTTTTCTCTGGAAATCCCCTTAGTCTTTTCGAAGGTGCGTAACCCGCCAAGACCGAGCATTCCGAGAAGCACCGTCAGTAGACTGTCCATATCAAATTCGGGAAGCGGCGGAGCTTCTACCCCCGTGTAAGCAATTACAAAGGTAGCCAATGGCTGTAGCACGAAATGCCACATTAATGCGATTGAACAGCACCAGCCGGTTGCCGGACGCCAGCCAGCTACAAAGATCGATTTGTGCGTTGCTTCGGCCTTATTGATCTCAATTTGGCCCTTCGCCAATTCGTGAGCATGACGCTCCGACATGGTGGCAATCTCGTGGGCTAAGCGGTTACGCTCGTCTGCATCGGGGATGAACTTATCAAGAAGTCCAGTAACCGGAGCTATCAGGGCTTCGAGCATCAGTCATCATCCTCAGAGATGAAACGCCCCTTCGCATCCCGCTTCCGCTTTTTCTCAAAAAGATCTTGCACCGTATCTGTCTCCCAAATTCTTATGAGAGTCCAAACAATTGTAAAAAGCGCGGCCAAGGGGGGCAAGATTGCGGAGATTGTGCCGACAGCGGTTGCTACGGAGACAGTATCAACAACTTGCTTCATATCTTCCCCCATCAGTCATCACCCCTGTCACAGGCGCGAAGGTAAATTTGATCATCCCAAGTATATCCATTCGAATAAAGATACGGTCCGTACTCCTCGCACCATTTCGTTGAGCCCGGCTCTTCGTCATCGTATGGTTGCGCCTCATAATCAATCTTTTCGTTTGGTTTTCGGTGTATAAAGAACTCATTACCGTTTGTATAGCCAGTTTTTGTGTAAAGAGTGCTGGCCGTTTCCACATAAACTCGTTCGTTCGGCTTGACGGTATAGACAGAACCGTCTTCGTAATAAATCACCGTTTGCCCAACGGCGGTTAGAGAAAAGATTGTAAAAAACAATGCAAAAGTATGCTTCATGTGGCGCTCCCTTGTTAAGCCTTGCCGACCTACCACAATACTATCAGTGTAATCTTATATAATCCAAGCAATCGCCCCGCAAATCAAGCCCATTAAAATCACCGCAAGGAGCCCTGTAGAAATCGCCGCAGTTGTCAAAAAAGCCTCTATTCTGTCGCTACTCATTACCCACCCTTATTTGTGACTGCTCTTACAATGACGTTGATGAGGCCCCCAGCAACCCCCAAGAGCACAATAATCCAAAAAGACTTGATTAAATTGTCTTTGGTTTCCTGCTGGGCGTAAACTTCACGTTGCCTTTGAGCTTGAACTTCCTTCATGCAAGCTCGGTATTCTTCCAAGCCTTCATTTCCATAGGCATATCGCAAAAGCTGGATTATTTCTTTTCGTTGATTTTGAATGCGTTTCCTGTGAGCAAAAAGCTCAGCCGCTTCAGCCTCTACAGATCCAGAAAACACCAGCTTTTTGAAGGGATTTGCCTTTTTTTTATGACGCTCACTTGCGTAGACTACATCTGACGCATGGCCTTGCCAGCGAGCCACGACTTGGAAGGTATCTTCAATGCTTTTGCCTGCTTCGATAAACGCCCTCACGCCAGCGTAGGCTTGACTAGCGGCCGCCACGGCGGAGATTGGATCGATCATCAGACACCCTATGTATTACATACGGATCACATCTCCCTGTCTGAAAATCCAAATAAAAAGTCCACGTCTTCTCGGGGTTTCCCTCAATCTCCCTGTAGACGCACATCTTGTAAGTTTTAAGGCGAGTCCTGCTCCCTATGGCCCAAGTGTGAACGTAAGTATCCAGAACCAAATACAAAAAAATTGTTTTCAAGCATTATTAAGGCTTGGTAGGCCATGTGATGGTATGCGGAAAGCCCGCCTGTTGTGGCGTGTCTCGCAAAGCCTGCCTGTAGGTTGACATTGCTGATGACATGGTTACATCAGACAGCGCAAAAAAATCGGTTTCCGCCAGTAATGTATCTCGACGGCCTCTGACTTCCTCCGACTTGAGTTGATCGCAGTCAGCCTTTTGTTCGTCATTCATGTCTTGCTCAGACCATGCGCCCACCCAATTCCCGTCTGAATCTTGGCTGGGGGTTGCCTCCGTTACTAACTTGTAGGCGCTAGATGGGGATGGTTTTGGTGTAAACAACACGGGATCAATCCCAAGTCCGTCACAGACGTTTTCTCCCCAAACAGAAGGGAGCGACGTATTCGGATGCAATTTTTTTACTTCTTGCTTGCTGACAACATCGCCGCTTGCTCGAATTCGATAACGTATCATTTAACTTGTCTCCTCGGCATTTGTTGCCTCCCGTGGCGTAGTATTTATTGCCGCTCTCGCGGGTGCGTTGCTCGTACCCACCGACCCCAAAACGCTTAGGCTGGAAGTGTTGCTTGCACTAACCGCCGTGAACTTACTATTTGCTCCAGCCCCTTGCCCGCAAGAAACGTAAGCAACCTTTGCCCCGGGGTCATACGCCACGCCTCTAGCCCCAATGAGATTCGTGTTGTCTTTTAAAGTGTCAAGTAAAGAAATACTGCTTGGGTTGCTAATGTCAAAACACATTAGCCCGTATTGGTTATATTGGGCAATGGTCACAAATGCAATTCCTGCTTCTAGATCTATCGCAATATCGTAATTGTCTCCAGACGAAGTTCCTGCGGCCGTATCTAAAATAGCCATACTGCTTGTGTTGGCTATGTTTACTGATACGATACCGCCATTCGCCGCGACAAAAGCAATATTGTTGCTTTCATCTAATTTGATTGCCCCCGCATTACTTAAACTGGCGCTGCTTAAAGTGCTGACGTGTGCGGGATTTCCCGTTGTGACTCTCCAGCAATACATTGCGGTATGGTCTACCGAAAAGCAATGATCTATGCCTCTATGATTCGCAATTCCCATAGATGATCTGTACGCCGTAGATAGCTCATCTCCGGTTTCACTCGGGCTGGTAGGATCGCTTACATCATAAGCAATGATCCCGCCGGGGTTTGAAAATACCGATCCATAAGCAACGTCGCGAGTCGGGTCAATGTCGAGATATTTGAGGCCGTCTTGCTGTGCGAGCGCCCCTGTAATGGAAGGCGAGCTTGGGTTTGAGACGTCTATCACCGCGATACTGTCGTCCTCACAGCAAATAAACGCACGACCGTTAGTGATGTCGAGTTTAGCCCCAAAAGGCTTCGTCATAGCCGCTGAACTGGCTAGTGTCGCAAGTATCGACATATTGGTCGGGTCTGATATGTCTATGGTATGGACGCCGCCGCCGCTATCCTCAAAGGGAACGACAGCAAGGTCAGCGGCGACAGTTTTTGCGCCCGACGCCGCAAGTAGTTTTAAGGCTCCGTTACTCATTAGCCCATCGCCTGTCCAGCAGTAAAGCCGTAATAAGTGGTGCCGCCGTCTATTGTGAAGAAGACAAAAACGTCTACCCCATTATTAGTAGCCGTCAGTGTAGGCGCTGTTGCCGCCGCCCAATCAACGCTAGAGGGCCATGTAATGGCTCTAGCAGAACTGTCTTGAATTACCTTCAGCACAAACATAGAGGCTTTGCCGCTTGCCGCAGGGTTGCTAAATGTGTAGGTGACGTTCTCGGTCAGGTCGTGCAAAAACGAATTACCGTCACGCAGGTTAAGTGTCGCCGCATTAGAGCTAGAGGTTATTGTCGTAGACTCATCAATGGTGCCGTTGTCAAAGGTAACAACTCCGTTGGCATCTGCCGTTACAGCCTTCGATGCTTGAGACAGGCCAAGCGTGGTGATGTCGAGATAATTGACCTCTGCCGCCGTCGCTGTCACGCCGTCTAAAATATTAAGCTCTGCGGTGGTGCTAGTTACGCCATCAAGAATGTTTAACTCCGCCGTCGAGCTTGTGACTCCATCAAGAATGTTTAACTCCGCCGCAGTCGAGGTAATCGACGTGCCTGCAATTTGCAGGGTTGTGCCATTTACTTCGCCAGATGAGCCGTAAATTACAGCCTTGGAGTTGACAATCGTGCCCGCGCTAGAGCCGTCGATAAGATTAAGCTCTGCGGCAGTCGAGGTGATTGAGGTGCCCGCGATCTGCAAAGTTGTACCGTTCACCTGTCCAGAAGAGCCGTAAATGACGCCCTTTGAATTTACAATCGTGCCAGCGCTTGACCCGTCAACAAGATTCAATTCGGCGGCGGTAGAGGTCACGCCGTCCAGAATGTTGAGTTCTGCGGCGGTGGATGTGACAGACGTGCCGCCAATCGCCAAAGTAGTCGCATCGATTTTGGTCGCGGCCAGCGAAGTATTGGCATCGACAACTGCGGCACCCGATCCCGCGCCGTCCAAATAAACGATAGCCGAGTTTCCTTTGGCGATGGTAACGGTGCCGCCTGACCCCTGCTTGATTGTGATTGACTGAGTACCCGTCGTGGCGTTTTCAATGTACATCACGCGCGATACGGTGTTTGGCGCGATGGTCAACTCGCGGGTAGCAGAGAGGGTCGCTCCCGACGTGACTTTAAAGTACATCGCACGAGCGGGATCAGTAGAGCCGTCAGCGATGGTGGTGGTCGCGTTGGCGTCACTTGCAAACGCCGCCTGCGTTCCAAATCCCAAAGATTCGCCGATCAACTCTAAATTTGTGTTGGTGGTGGTGCCCCACGTTCCAGAGCCCTCACCCGTGTTAAGTTCTGTGAGCCTTAAGTCGTTGACATAGGTTGGCATTTTAAAATCCTCTTAGCGCTCTATCTGAGTATAGTTTGGAGACTGAGCAGTCGCAACGTGAATATAGTTCGGTGTCTGTCCAGTATCAATCGGAAACCACAAAAACATCGACCCCACGGAAGCAGTCATGGAAAGTCCCGTGACCGGCGCGTCGATGCTAATTGAAGCAATAACACTGCCGACAGAAACAGTAGAACTTAGGCCGGTTACGGAGATATTGGTGTTTTGAGTAACCGAAACGGTGCCGACGCCAGCCGTCATGGCTAAGCCTGTCACCTCTATAGGGTCTTCTTGCCCCCACGGTCCAGATCCCCAAGCCTCTCTGCCCCAGCCATTTTGCACCTCGTGATTTTCAAGAGCCGTAGCTGTTCCGAGACCAGATGTGATCCCGAGCCCAGAGACCGTTATATCGGCTTGGGCAATGGTAGTTACGCTACCAAGACCAAATGAAGCGCCCAATCCCGTGACAGAAAAACTTTTGGGTATTGAGGCGACAGCGGTGCCCAAGCCAGAAGTTATTTGAAGCCCAGCTACCTCTGCGTTAAAAATACTGAATGCGCTGGCGGTGCCGAGGCCCGAGGTGACTCCCAGACCCGTGGGGGCAACGTCGGCATTTGCCGCAGGAGTGGGACTGCCTAGACCCGACGTGATCGCAAGCCCCGTCACTTCTACTGGCGCTTGCTCTCCCCAAGCCCCAGATCCCCAAGCCTCTCTGCCCCAGCCTTGAATGCTTGCCATAAAAATTTCGTGCGGTTAATTTGCAGTCAATATCATACAGCGTTTCTATTCTTTAGTAACAGCCTGCAATCCACGCCGAGGGAGCAAAATGCGCTCAATTGACTTGTAATGAAACTTGCGATCTTTCTGTAACGAGTTCATTTGCTTCGCAATTTGATGATAAGACAGCTTTCGTTTCCGCATTTTTTTCATCACCTCAATCCATCGTTGTTGCTCTGGATCTGGTAAAAGCCTCTTTCTGATCTTGCCGTCAATTTCGACACCCTCGGTTTTGTAGCCGTAAGGCAACCTGCCGCCCAAGTAATATCCTTTCGCCGCCCACTCCATCCGCCCATCTTCGATGATGTCCAACTCGCGCGCCCGAGCCAAGCCATCTGCGGCTTTCAGCGCCATCAGAAAAGCCTGATGAATCTGATCAGAAAAATCCACATGATGTTCAATACCCTTGATGCGCTCGGGTTTTCGGTAAGCTACGGGAAAATCGCCGAACTGCTCACAAAAGTACAGATCGACACCAACTTCCTGCAACTGCGGAATAATTGTCAAAAGGTTATCCACTGATCGAGACAGTCGATCAAGGCGCGTGGCGATAATCACATCATGCTGGTCAACGACATCCGTCATGGCGCGAGAGGCTTCGCGGTCCAGAATGTCGACGGTGCCTGTGCAGGGATGGTCAATAAAAAACTCATCCACCGCACGTTCATACTTATTTGCACAAAACTTGGTGATCAGCTTTTTCTGCCGCTCAACAGCAAGATCAGGAAATCGATGCTCCGAGTGCGACTGACGAATGTAGCCATAGATGCGGTTGACTTGGCCGTAGACTGGCCTAACGATCACTTGATGCCGCCCGTGAATCCGTAGTCGGTCATCTCTTCGTGCAGTCGCTTCCAGTCAATGTTGAGTGGCCGCCAGTCCTGCGCGCGATCTGCAAACATTGTGTGGCCGTCCTTGACTAAGCAGACCGAGCGGTAGGCTTTCGGCACACCCTCATACACGATGTCGATGTCGTGCAATTTGCAGGTGCGCCGCACGCGGTTGTAGAAAACTTTCTTCTCGGCCGCGTTCATGCGAAGGGGTTGCCGCCACTGGCATTCTTGAGCAGGTTGTAATCAAAATAAGTGATCATTACGTTCTCCCTGATAAAAGCGCGTGTCGCGCAATTAAATAATAGCAAACTGCGTGTCGATGTGCAAATATCAGCGCGACCAGTTACTCGTGTCGTAAAAGCAGAGATCGAAAGAGAAATGCGGCTCGGCGTATCCCCAAGGACCGTTGACGAATCGCTTGACTGCCCACTGGTAAGGACCAGATTCCCAGCCAATTCGCAGGTAGCCATCTACGCCAGCGCCTCCCTCTTTTCTTTTGTAGACTTCGTAGTCTGGATTCATGCCGTGCAACTTGCAGTCCTTGACCAGCGCTTTGTAAGCGGCATTCGCCGCCGCCTTTGCAGTCTTGAACTTCGCAAAGTTCACCTTGTCGAAATTGGGCATGAAGTCATGCGCGTCTTCCATTAGTGCGTCGATATTCATATCGCCTCCATTTTCCAAAAGATGCCAATCGGAGATCCGTTGGCAGTTTTCTCGCCGAGCTTTTTGATTTTGAGCAGTGGAATCCAGTCGCTATCGCCACCCTCCCAATTCACCAGCACCTCGCGATGAGCAAAGTCATCAGAAATTCTTGACCCCGCGATCACACCTTCAGCTATCGGGATCATTGCGCCGTAGTCGCCGATCACCTCTTTGCCGATTAACTTGTTCATGCCGCTTCTCCCTTGGCGAGCTTGGCCTTCCAGACCAAGCAGAACTCTTTGACAGAGAGGTCAGAGTTGGCGACCTCTTCGTCCCAAAACCAATCGAACCATTCGATGCCGTAATTGCTACCATCAACCAGTCCGATCCCGTCGAGAATGAAAGCGCAGTACGCTTCCTCTCTCGCGGCGGAACGAACCAGTCTGTCAATGTTCAGAACTGGCCCGTCCTTCTTTGCCGCTTTGATCATCTTGCCTCCCTGTCAATGTCGAGACCCCCTCGACTTCAAGTACATGGTCTCATATTGCCGTGTCGTTGTCTACACATTTCCACAAAAGAACTTGTGAAATATTCACATTCATACACCCCGCATTTATTTGTATAAAGGGTTGCACATCGACACGGAAAGGAGTAAGATGGGTTTGTTGATTGGGATTGAGGAGATTTGAGATGGACCGAGACGCGCTGATGAACGAACTGGTTTGCCTCGCTGAGATTCGAGGCGAGTTGTCCGACGCGGACAACGCCAAGGTTGAGGCGCGTATCGCCGAAATTCACAAACTGCTGGAGGGCATTGCATGAAACTCCGAATCGACAAAGCCAAGAACGTCAGCGTCGCTGACCGTAACTTGGTCGCCAAGTGGGTCAAGAAGTGTCTCAAGGAGTTGGCGAAGAAAGACTACGAGATCGCTGACGGCTACGACGGGTGGCGTCATCTTTTCAACCCTGCGATAGCCAAGCCGGTCAAGCACGCCGACATGATTGGCAACATTTATGTCTACTGCAAAGGGAGCGGACAGCGCTCTAACGGTGGTGCTTGGGAAATAAACATCGATATCAAGGGTGCCCATCGAGAAGCCAAGGTCGGCAAGTTCCACGAGTACAGAGCTTTCGAAAACGATCCCGTCATCGGAGCGTTCAAGACTGACGATGTTGAGGCGGTCATCGCCGCGACTGTTGCCCACGAAGTGGCGCACCACGTTCAGTACCGATACGGGCCCTGCACTCGATGGCTGAAGAAGTCTTACCGAAAGCCGCACGGCGATGGGTTCAAAGATATCTATCGAATCCTGAGAGCGGGGGTTGTCAATCCGGTGTTTCTAAACAATGACGTCAAGGAGGCGGCATGACTAAATGGAACCCAGAGTGGTTGGCGCTGAACTATTGCGACAACTGTCAGAAGGATGTTGCTGGCCCAGTCCACACTTTCCAGAGCGGGCGCTACGCAGGCAACCCCACCAAATACTGCGGGCGCTGTTGGGATGTCGTAAAAGACCTCGAAAATAATGAAAAAAACTTGTATAAAAGTGTAGACATCGACACGGAAAGGTGAGACAATTCTTTTGTGGTCGGGGTGGTCCTGACCGAGACAGGGAGATCAGCATGGATATTCAAGAAATTCACGACGAAGCGAAGTGCGCGGCAGTTTCGGCGGCCAACGCACGAGCGGGGGAGTGGGGTGATCGATGGGGTATGTGCGGCTTTGCTTACGTCAAGATTTACGACCACGATGGCAAGAAAATCCGCGCCAACTCTAAGCTGGGCAAGGCGCTCGCCGAGGTTGGCATCAAAAAAGACTGGCAGGGCGTCCTGTCTTTGTGGGATCCCGCCGGTCTGATGACTCAAAATGTTGACATCAAAGAGGCTGGTGCCGAAGCCTACGCTAAAGTCCTAAAAAAGTATGGCTTCGCGGCTTACGCTGATAGCCGACTCGACTAGAGTCCAGCCAGTCGGGCACTTGCGGGTGCCCTTCTGAGTGGGCTTTTCCACTGACACAGGGAGAAATTTTTATGAGTGCTTATCTTTGCGGTGCCGAAGACTTTGCAAAAGTCGCGGCCTACGCCGCAGGACACAAGTGGGGTTTTCACGCTTACAACGGTTTCAACAAGGAAGCCATAGGTGATGGCGATCTCGATGCGGTTGCTATCGCGCTGAAGCTGGCGACTGCCAACATCGCGTCTGTTGCCTATCGATACCCGAACCACGGCAAGTATGGCGGCTTCCTCGACTCTGATGAGGAGTTGGTTGAGTTCTTGGGAGACTGTGCGGCCGAAGCGCGAAAAGCCGAGAAGGCTCCG